GGAGATATGGATTCAGGTAGTAAATATTTCTATGAGATGTTTACCAATCCTAATAAGTATAATATGCTATCATTTGAAGATCCATTTAATCCTAACAGTTCAACAGGATTTTTTAGTTCTGCTAGCAAAGGTAGATTAGGTGTATGTCTTAATCCAGAATCTAAATGGTATAAACAACCTATGGTTGATGCAGATGGTAATTCTAATCATGAAGCTGCTGAACATGATATTGAATGGTTAAGAAATAGTGCTAAAACAGGATTAGATCCTAAAGCAATTCATAATATAACTACACAGTTTCCATTAAGTTGGAAAGAAGCCTTCTTAAGAAACAAAGGTAATGTGTTTGGTTCACCAGAAATGTTAGAGTGGTTAGGTCAATTAGAAAATACACCTAGTCTTAGAGGACAAGCTCAAAAAGGAGAATTATACTTTGACAAAGGAGAAGTTAAATGGAGATTAAATAGTGATTTAATTTATATAACAGACTTTCCATTAAGGAAAGATCCTAAAGCAGGTGAGAATTTTACAACAGATAGTTGTGCTGCTATATGGGAACATCCTGAGAAACAAGAAAATGGAGAAATACCTAACTATTTGTATATAGCTGGATGTGACCCTTATGATCAAGATAAGTCAGAGTCTGGTTCATTAGGATCATTCTTTGTTTATAAAAGATTCTATAGAGCAGACAGAACTCATGATATTATTGTAGCTGAATATACTTCTAGACCTGATACTGCAGAACAATTTTATGAAAACTGTAGAAAACTATGTATGTATTATAATGCTAAAGTACTGTACGAGAACCAGTTAAAAGGTTTAAAGGTATACTTTGAACAAAAGAATGCTTTACAATATATGTGTGAACAACCAGGTATTATTAGAGATATGGTAAAAGATTCTAGAGTACAACGTGGTTATGGAATACATATGAATAGAGGTAGCAATGGATCTAGTGGAATCAAAGATCAATGTGAACTATATTTAAAGAAATGGTTATATGAAGAAGTTGATGGTGAAACAGAAGGAACTAAAGTAGTAAGATTCCAAACAATTAAATCAATCCCATTATTAAAAGAATTAATAGCTTATGATAGAGATATTAACACAGATAGAGTTATTGCAGTTATGCTATGCGTATTACAAACATACGAATTACACAGAATTCATGTGGAAGAGCTATTAGATATGAAATCTACAACAGGTGATTTCCTTGAAAGAATATACAAGAAAAACCGTATATTTAAAGGAGCGAACTCTCAATTTAACCCAAGCAGAAACTAATGAGCCAAGATATATATGCCAATTTAGGTGGTCAGAATTTACCGCAACAAAAGTTACCAATGTCTAGTAAAGACAAAGAATGGGGTAAGTCTTGTATAAATTATTATTCAAATTATAGATATACAAATGGTAGTAACTTAAGATCAGACAGATTTAAAAAGTTAATTAACTATGACTTATATAATGGTAAAGTAAACCATAAAGATATTGAAACTATCTGTGATCCATTAGGTGTAAACACATCTAGTACTTTTGCAGCAAGATTTCAACATTATGATATAATTTCAGAACCAATTAGATTACTAATAGGTGAAGAAACTAAAAGACCAGATAATCACATTGTAATATCAGAATCTCCAGATGACCTTAATCGTAAAACAACGGCTGTTAAAGAAAAGATTTTCCAAGCTTTGCAACAAGGTTTGGCTTATCAAATTGATCCTAACGCTGACCCTAACAATCCTCCTCCTCCGCCTGAAGAAATTCTTAAGCATGAGAAATACACGCCCTCGGACATAATTGAGTCTAAGGCTAATAAGGTATTAAAGGTTCTTAAGAAAAAACTTAACACTAGGTTATTGTTTTCTCAAGGATGGAAAGATGCATTAATTGCAGGAGAAGAAGTTTATTGGGTAGGTATTGAAAATGCTGAAGTAGCTATGCGTAGAGTTAACCCAGTTAACTTAACAGTAATACTTGATGGTGACACTACATTTGTAGATGACGCTATAGCAGTAGTAGAAGAAAGAATGTTAGCTATCAACACTATCTTAGATGAATATGGTGACATATTATCTAAAGATGATGTAGACAAATTAGAAAATTATACAAGAGGAACCTTTGGTTCTTTTAATACTGCAGGTGGATTTGAACCTCAGTTTGACGTAGTTAATGGTCAAAATGCTTTTGCTGGTATTACACCAACTAATGCTTATAATGGTAATAATAGTAATAACTATTCTATCAGAGTAACAAGAGTTGAATGGAAATCAATGAAGAAGATTGGTGAATTAACTTGGACAGACGAAGATGGTGCTCCACAAACAGAGATAGTTGATGAAGTATTTAATACAAGAGTATTTAAGGAAGCATTTCCTGATGCTAAGGTAGAATGGTATTGGATCAATGAAGCTTGGGAAGGTGTTAAAATAGGATTAGATATCTTCACAGATATTAAACCTAAACCTAACCAAAGACGTAGACTAGATAATCCTTACTTTTGTAGATTGGGTTACACAGGCTTTATTTATGAAGCTACAAACTCACAATCTGTTAGTTTGATAGACAGGTTAAAACCTTACCAATATTTATATGATATTATATCTTACAGATTAGAGATAGCATTTGCTTCTGATCAAGGTAAGAAGTTTATAATGGACTTAGCTCAAATACCTGAAAGTCATGGTATTGACATTGACAGATGGTTATACTATTTAAAAGAAATGAATATTGCCTTTATCAATAGTTTTGAAGAAGGTAAAAAGGGTTCTGCTACTGGACAATTAGCTAATAAGTTTAATCAGTTCCAAGCAATAGATTTAAGTCTTAGTCAATCTATCCAACAGTATATCAATATGTTGGATTATATTAAAACACAAGTAGCATTTGTATCTGGAGTTACTCCACAAAGATTAGGTGCTATTAACAACTCTGAATTAGTTGGTAACGTAGAAAGATCTGTTAATCAATCTTCTCTAATTACTGAATATTTATATGAAGGTCATGCTGAAGTAAAACGTAGAGCTTACACAGCAATGATTGAAGTAGCTAAAATCTGTTATAAAAAAGGATTAGCTGCTCAATATGTTCTAGATGATATGGCTATTGAAATGCTAACTCTAGAAGAGAATGAATTTGAAAACTCTGAGTTTAATGTATTTGTAACTAACAACACTAAAGATTTAGAATTAAAAGCTAAGTTAGATCAGTTAGTTCAAGTAGCATTACAATCTGAAAAAGTAGACTTATCTGCAATTGTTGAAACATTAATGAATGATTCTCCAAGAGATATTGTTAGATTGTTACAACGTAAAGAAGAAGAATTCTATCAACGTCAGTCTGAAAACGGTAAAGCTCAACAAGAACATGAAATGAAGATTGAACAAATGCAACAACAAATGCATGCTGAACAAGTTGAATTTGACCATCTTAAATTAGATCAAGAAAGATACATTGCAGAAGAAATTAATGCTACTAAAATACAAGTAGCTGAGATTGCTGTATACAATAAGCAACAAGATTTAGATCTTAATGATAATGGTATTCCTGATTCATCAGAAATTGCAGCTAATGCTTTAAAACAACAAGAGTTATCTTCTAGATCTTTTATGGAACAATCTAAGTTAGGTCATGATAAATCTAAACATGAAGCTCAATTAGCATTTAAAGATAAGGAAATGAAGCTCAGAAATGAGCTTGAAAACAAGAAATTGGAAGCTATAAAAGTTCAGAACAAAAATCAAATTGAATTATCTAATAAAAAACATGCAGCTGATAAGTTGATGATGGATAAAAAAATGGAAATAGAAAGAATGAAAATAGCTGCGGCTAAATCTAAAAACAATAAGAAATAATGGCAATACCTACTTTTAAACCAACAGGAATTAAAAATCCTTTTATGTCTAAAGAATGTATAGATATACTAAACTTTAGAATTGAACAAGAAGAATACTCTAGTAGAGTTTATCAAGCAATGTCTTTGTGGTTAAATAACAATGGTTATTTTGGTGCAGCAGCAGTATGGAAAACAGATTCTGATGGAGAAATGGTACACGCAGGATGGGCTAAAGAGTTCTTATTGGATATGGGTATTACACCTAAGACTTCAGCATTAAAAGAACCACCTTTAATGTTTGCAGGTTTACCTGATATTATTAGACAATCATTTGCACATGAAGTACTTATTACTAAACAATGTAATGAGTTAGCATCACATGCTATGAAATATAGTAATCACTTATTATATCAATTAGCTATGAAATTCTTAACTGAACAACAAGAAGAAATGGGTAAAGTTCAAAACTTAGTTGATCAATTAGAATCATTTGGTGAAGATAAGATTGCAATGAGATTATTTGATCACGAACTAAAAGGATAGTAAATGACAATCATCCATGAGTTACAACAAGTTATGTGGGTAACAACTCCACATGGAGATGGTATAGTATTATTCTTAATGGATTATGGTCCACAAGAAAATACTGTATTTGTTGTAGCCCTTGAAAAAGATGGTGTAATAAAACATTACAATAGTAATGATGTTAGATTATGTAAGAATGATACTTTTAATATAAATAAGAATGTACTATAAATTACCAATAAAAGATAGAATGGATTTGATGAAGTCTTATAAAAAGGCTAATCCTAAAATGTCCTATAGTGATATGGTAAATGACTACAATACTAGTTATCAAAAGTTTGATAATGGTGGTACTAAAGATAATAAAATAAAAACTAAAAGTATTTTAGAAAAAAGTGAATCTCCAAAAGATTTAGATTTTAGTAAAAAATATAAAATAGATAGAGAGAGTCCTTATAATTCAAAATTAAAATTTGAACATAATCCTAATATTGATTATGGTTTAGGTTTAAACAATTCTTCTTCTTCTATTTCTGGAGGTATTAAATTTTTAGATAATAATCCACAATATAATATATCTGCAAATAAAACTTTTGGAAATTTTACAGGCAATGTAAATTCTTCTTTTGCAACAAATCCTCAACATAATATAAATTTAAACTACAATAATAAAGGTTTAAATATGGGTGCTGGAATGTCAAGAAAAAATATGGAAAACACTTATAAAGCTAATTTAGGTTATAATTCAGGTAAGTTTGGAATTAATACTAATTATGCTTATAATAAAAATTCTGAAAATCCTCATTCATTAGATGTTAACGCTAATGCTAACATGGGTAATTTAGGAGTTAGTGGAAATTATGGTTATAACAATAATCAACATAATGGAGCTTTAAATCTTAATTATAATAAAAATAATTTAGGTATTGGTGTTGGAGCAAATTATAATAAAGAAGATGGTCTTGGTGCTAAATTTAATATAACTAAAAGATTTGAATACGGAGGAATTCAAAGATTTGACGATGGTGGTAAACTTTCATATCCTCAAAAAGTACAAGCATACAATGATAGTACAATTTTATTTAATTCAGGGTTTAATAAAAATATACCTAATCAAATATATGAACCACAATTTAATGCTGCAAAAAAAAGATTAACAGAATTAAATAAAAAAGAACCTCAATCTACAGATTACTATCGTTCATATGCAAATA